CCACCAGACAAACATAAATTCTTAGGTTTATATTTTTCTATAAAAGGTGTCAACATGCCTTTTACAACATCTTCAGTTTCTTTTTGTAATGCAGCTGCTATATCAAATTTATTTTGTTCTGATTTTTCAGCTTCTTCAATCAAAAAATCAATATCAACTGGACCCCAATCATCTCCTGTTCTAAGATCAGATAAATTTTTGAAGTGTGATATATATTTATTTGAATCACCCAAAGCAGCCATTCCCATCACTGTACCTGCCTGATCTCCCATTTGGTCTCTCCAAGTTCCAAGACCAAATATTTTTCTTGTACAATTTGTCCAATAAAATCCAATATTAACTTTACCACGACCAATCATTTTTATAAGATCTATTTTATTGTCCGTACCATACCAAAAAGTAGTACACGTTATGTACCCATCTGCAGCTGGGGGACCTGATTCCGGAACTGTTCCTGGCGCCACATCAATATGTAATTTATTATGTAAAGATTCGTCTATATTATCTATACCACTACCATCAATAGTCATTATCAATGCTTCATTAAAATTACTTGTAAAAAATGCATTAGCTGCGTGAGATTGGTGGTGTCCGACTATATACAGTTTTCCGCCATTTTTTTCAATTATACTCTGACATTTATTAAACGAATTCATATAACCGTTATCAACCATACCACCAGTTCTATGAGTTGTCATGTGTTTTATATCACCAATATTTTTCTCATTATCTAAAAAAAACTGAATAGAATTCGATACAGAATTTTTTCTTCTATTAAATCGTTCAAGTTCATTGTGTATAACTGGAACTCCGTTATCTAATATACTGTAAGCAGAATCGTGACCACTATGAAATCCAACTATTTTCATTTTAACTCCATAAATGATAACAAAGTTGGCCAATCATATCTCTGTCCCTTTGGATTAGTATATGACTCAACACCAATTTTTGTTATACAACTTTTTATTTTATTTCTAATACCATCTACAGTTCCTTTTGATAAATAAGAAGTTTCTAATACATTCATATTTTTATTCTCTAAACTATCAAGCAAATCCGTTGTTAAAACATCACCATCTTCTATTACTTTATATCCATATAATGTATTCCACTGACCACTACAAGTATGTAAGTCTTCAATTACATAATATCCTCCGGATTTAACTGCAAAAAATAATATTCCTAAAGAAGTTTGTTGTTGTTTCATCGTATGTCCACCATCATCAATTATGATATCAAAATCATTCCCATATTCCAACAAAAAGTTATTAAGATCCTGTACATTTGATTGATCTCCTTTAAACATAACCGACCTATCTAAATTTGGATTTCCTTCTTGTAATCTATGAAATTCTTCAACCCCAAATTCAAAAATATCAAATCCATATATAGTAGCATTAGGAAAATACTCTAACCACATACGGTGAGATCTACCAGTTTCTACACCAATCTCTAACACTTTAGTTACATCGTTTCGTATATTTGCAAATAAATTTTCATAGTGTGGTATGTAACCCAATTCAAGAGTATCCACATCATACTTTATTGATAAACTCTCTAAACTTTCCATTTTATTTTAAAACCTTTTGTAATATCTCTTTAGATATAAATATCTTAAATTCGTTTATCTTATCATATTTTAATGCTTCGTCTATAATAAAATCAATATCTACATCTAACTCAAGATTAAAATCTTCAATTATATCACTTACATCATAATCAATAAACTTTAAAATCTTTGGTAAAAAATAACCAAGCGCCATCCCATGAGATACTCCATAATAACCAGTTAATGGATATGACAATGAATGTAATAAATTAGTCCCTGTTATTTCTATTGCATTTCCAGCTGTATGTCCCGCCTTTATCAAATCAAAATTATGTTTCTTATTTCTCAATAGTTCTAAAGCCTCATTACAATACTCAATACTTTTTTCTGTTGCTTTCTTTGAATGTAAACTGTCTAAACAATGACTAACTACATCATAAGTAGTTTCCACAACCATCTCATGTGGCAAACTTTCTACAAATCCCCCATGAAATGTAACTCCATTAGGTTTCTGTCTTTTTAAACTACATTTCTTAGCACCATCCCAATACACAGACCAAGAAGTTGCAGATGAACCAGCCGCAGTAGTTGGATAGCAATCAATTGGATTCTTTGATAATATTTTTGCAGTATCTACTACAGCGCCACCACCAATTGCCACAACCGATTCCTCAGTTCCTACCTCATCCAAAATACTAATATCTGGTGCTGAAGAAACTACTCTTACTCTATCAAATCCATCTAAAAAATTCTTTGTAGAATTAGAACATACCAAAAGGGAACTCAAAATAACTCCTTTATTTGATTAGTGTTCTGTATACAGTTCAGTCCCACTCTACCTTCTTTACCATCGTTAGTAATTTTTATAATTTCAATAATTCCATGATAAGATTCTTCTAGCAGCGAACATTTAAATTGGCCTACTGATTCATGGCATCCATTATCCAAAACATATACATAAAAATTTTTCAAATCCTCATCTCTAATTGTATGAGTTATACCTAAGTGCATCAATAATGAAGCATCTCCACTTAATACAACTATATCCTTATCAGTATTCGATGCCATTCCCAACCCAATACAAGGAGCTAATCCCATACTGCCCTGCATATAAAATATATTTTTATTATTTGGGTATTCATTATAAACTGCTCTTGATATGTAACCTGTACTAGTTATATAAACAACATCTTTATGTCTATTAAATATTCTATTTATAGCTTCTTTTCTACTAAACATTATTATCACCCCGTACAATAATATAGTTAGTGTATCCAATCAATTTTAATAAATCATCATCTGCTTCACCCATAACTTTATGTTGTGGTAAAGTATGTCTATGTCCAATTACCAAAAGTGGATGTATATCATATGGTATACATAAACTTGTTAATGGATTAATTATATTACCTAGACCAGAATTTTGTAAATAAACACAACTTTTCTTACCAACCAACCCAGCACCAACTGCTATCCCAATTGCTTGTCCTTCATTAGTTGCTACAATATGTTTATAATCAGATTTTATTATATCATTAATAAACATTTTCAATCCACTATCTGGAACTCCAGTAAAAAAATTATAACCAACATCAATTAAATTTTGAAACTTAACCATTCGGTATCAACTCCAGCACTTCACTGATTGGTAAACATTTTTCATTTGATTCATACGACCTTTTATTTTTTAAAATTGACTTAGCTGTATTAACCATAGCTGGATAAGAACTTCTTAACAGTTGATTTGCATAAATAACTACATTTATACCAGCATCTATCAATTCTTTTTCTGTAACTTTATTATAAGTAGATGGTACAACTATCAAAGGAACTCTTTTTTTAAATGTCTTATACGCCTTACAAAAAGACATAATTTCATTTGGCTCTTTACTTTTACTATGTATCATAATTCCATCAACTCCACTGTCAATGTAGGAATACGCTCTATCTAATGCATCAACTAATCCTTTACACAAAATTAAACTTTCTATTCTGGCAATAATCATAAATTCTTTCGTTACCAAAGATTTTTTACCTTCTGATATTTTGCGACTAAATTCCTCTACTCGATCCTGTAATTGATTTGATGTGTCTTCAAATAAAGAATTTCTTTTAATTCCAATTTTGTCTTCTATTATTACCGCTGATACCCCAATCCTTTCTAAACTTTTAATCATAAATTTAAAATGTTCGACCATACCACCATTATCTAAATCAACAATTATTGGTTTAGTAGTAACATCAAATATTTCACCCAAAGTTTGATTTACTGTTGTTATATCTACATACTGATTATCTGGCTTTCCTTTTGATGTCGCGTGTGTTAGACTACTTAACCACATACCATCAAATTCATCATTACCTACTTTAGTTTTTTCTACTATTAGTCCAGTAAGTCCATTATGTGCTTCTAATATTCTCACAATTGGTTTAGACTCTATTAGACGTTTTAACATCTTCAGTCTAATGTCCGGAGTTGTTCCAATTTCTTTCAAATGTTCATGTAATTTAGTAGATGAAACACCTTTTGTATAAGGAACATCTATAACTTTGCCACCCCACTCTTTTAATTTATCAATTACTTTCAATCTAACTTGGCTTTGAACACCACTCTTCCAATCATCTCCATGAACAACATAATCAGGTTTTAGCTTTTCAATATTAGGAATATAATCCAATGTTATTTGAGGTATAACCTCATTAACTCCCACTATATTTTCCACAACCGTTTTTCTTTCTTCATAACTGAGAACAGGTAACCTTTTATAACTCGCTATAGCAGAATCTGTTAATAATCCTACCACTACTTCTCCATACTTTTTAGCTTCTTTTATTATATTTAAGTGTCCATGATGTATTAAATCAGCACACATTCCAATATAAACTTTTTTTGATGTATCACTCAAAATACCACTTCCAAATTCCAGACCTAAGATAATTCAACAATTCTGTATCTGTTTCGATAGTCTCATAAAATTTATTTTTATTATCATACATAATAGTTCTTGTTTTCTCATTCGAATGGTGACCCTTTGTCGCATCAGGAGAATGATGCGCAAATTGAACAAATCTATGATCATCTAAACATCGGATTGCAGAAACTGTTGTTCCATGATTAGGATCAACATCGCCCCTTCCATCTTCAGCAACATAAATTCTATTTTTATCAACTTCATCTAAAACATCATTAGATAATCTATCAGTTTTTAACTGACCTAAAATTCCTCTGTTATGTATCCTATTTAAAACCGTATTTTTAAAATCAACAGCTGCTATCTTATTTTTAGTCACTTTTTTATTAGTAATATTATCAGTAACACTAACCCATGCTAACCATGAGTTGGGAGGAGACATTAACGTATCAACGCCTTCAGCATGGCCATGATCAGCAAACAACCAAAATAAAGAATTTTCTTCTTCAAAATTTATATCATCGATGATATCAACAAAAAGATCTACTACTTCATTACGTTCTAAATTTATACGTTTGCCCTTATAATTAATTGACTTTCCTTTTTCAGCATCATGATAATGATTGTATTTTAAAAATATAAAATTATTTTCATCAGCAGGAAGATTTTGCATCACTTTAAGAAAAGTTTCTTCATCGTTTGGGCTATACTTATGAAATTTCATCTGTTTCTTTCTTCCACAAATATCATCTGGTACAAGAAAAAAACCATCGGGAAGGTATTGTCCCCCCAAACCTGGTGGATGATAATGCTTCTCCTTAATACACTCATGTAAACCCAAATCACCCCTAGTTAATGGCATTGCATGAATGTGAATATTCCAGTTGTCAGGCAAACTGTAGAAAACTTGTTCTTTATCCCACGCCAGTTTTTGTGAGCTAGTTAGCTGATTGAATGTGTGCGAATGTCCTATGCCACCTGGACCAGCTATTCCAGTTGGCGTTAACCCAGAAAACATTGAAACAACCGTTGGAACGGTAGAACTATTAGTAATATAATCAGAATAATGTAAATTTTTACGTTCAAATAATTTTTCTATTCTTTTGCTCTGTGGAACTGTATCAAATAATATACAATAAATTTTCATTATATCCTTCTCTCCAAATAATAATCTTGAACATTATCATGACCAACATGTAAAATTATTTCATTTCCACATCCTATATGACCACTACCGACACCAAACTGTTTTGGAGAAGCATATGGATAAACACCCGTATTCCAAGCAGCTCTACTTAATTGTAGTGGTCCTCTTTTAGGATTTGTTTCCATTAATCTTTGAAATTCTTTTAGCCACACTCTACCTCTCTCATCATTTGTACGAAGTCCTATCCACCATAAATCATAAGTTAACAAGTTTCCATTAGTTTCATCCTCTCCAATATGATAATCACCATCGTTTCCACGAGTATAAATACCATCAACTCTTACCATTTGTCTTTCATTTTGTGGACAACAAATTCCAAACTTATCTATTATAGGTAATAAAGTTCGTACTTCATCAGATACAAACATTAAATCAGAATCCATCGATATTGCAATATCTGCTTCAGAATTAAGTAATCCCTGAGCTTGGTAGTAATCACAACAATGATAGCCCCACTTTAATTTTCCACTTCCTTCTCTATAAGATTTATCAAAAGGTGTATCATCAGAATCAACCACTCTAACCTCTATATCATATCCATCATCTATAGATGGATCATCACTATAACAAATTATCTTAGCTTCTGGAAAATATTTTTTAACTTGAGAATATGTTGGATCTAATCTTCCTATATCATCAACCCACTTTTGATTTGCTGCTGACCTATCACCAAACTCTGCGAAAATTATTTCTAAACTCACAATAACTCCTTTATATTTTTATATACTTCATCAGCCAATATCAAATGCATACATTTACCATCATGATTAGAATCCTCATATGGGCATGGAAACTGGTCGTAACAGTTCAAACAATCTAATTCTTCACGCACTAACTTTTTTCCAAGTCCAAAAAGATTTACTTCTTGATGTGGTGTTGGACCAAAAAAACTTACTATCTTCTTTTCTAATGCTATAGCAATATGTAAAGCAACTGTATCACCAGTAACCACCACATCAGATAAATCTATTAAATAACAAAATTGTTCTATATCATATTTACTAGTCGTATCAATTACATTTAAAGAATTAAACTCCTTCCAAAGATTATTATTTCTCAAAAGTTCTGGATTCGATCCAGCTAATATTACTTTATTATTTGTCTCTTCTAATAAATATTCTATTAATTTTTTAAATCCATCGTAAGTCCATTTTTTATGTGGATAAACTGGACCGCAGCCAGTGTTCAAAACTATTACATTATCTTCATTTTGAATATCATGTTTCTTATAAAATTCTTCTTTAAATTTATCAGAAGCATCTTTATCTAAGTTTATAATTAATTTTTCATTATCATATTTAATCCCAGCTATAGAAAATATTATTTCTTGATAATTTAATTTATTTTCAGTTTTAGCTCCCCAATTATCTAAGCACATATTATAATGATACTTTGCATCATCATTCAAAGGTATAACATGACCCTCCGGATGTAAACCGTAACCCCTCTTATCATCAGAATTAAATAACGTCATCATCGAAGTTGCTTTAGGATCTTTATCTAAGTTTATAATAATATCAAATTGTTCAAACTGTAATCTCCTAACTACTTCTGAACTATACTCCAATATCCTATCTACAAATGAATTTCCATCCATAAAATATTTTGCAGCACTTATAGTCAACCAAGTTAACTGAGAATTAGGATATTGTTTTTTTATTCCTTCTGCTAATGGTATTGCTCTAACCACATCTCCCAAAGCATCTAATTTTATTAAAAGAATTCTCTCATTAAATGGATTATGGTGTTCACATATAGGACAATTCCAAGATCTATCTATCCAATAATATTTACAAGGTCTATCTCCTTTAAAATGTCTACAAGTTTTCATTTAAATAACTCTTATATTTTTTAATACCATCTTCCAAACTATATTTTGGCTTCCAACCTCTCATAAAATTTTTCTTATTAGCTTCTGTATAAAACTGGTATCCTTTAGGGATATCAATCTTATCTCTATATTCATATTTTATATTCATTAGATTTAACATATCTTCAAATGAACGTTTCTTCGATGTTCCTACTTCATAAACTCCTTTCTTAATATTATTAAACACAGCATAAAGTGTAGCATCTACAACATCATCGATATAAACAAAATCTCTTTTTGGGTTTTTTGGAAATAATTTAAATTCACCTTTTTGATATGCTTGATAAGCAACTGAAGCCATTTTACCTTTATGTTCTTCTCCTGGCCCATAGACGTTAAAATATCTAAGAGCAACAAAATTACTAACTTTCGCCATACCATAATTCTCTGTAATATATTTTGACCAACCATAAATGTTAGATGGCATTCCACTATCTCCTGTATTAGCAGCAGATGAAGAATATACAACTTTTTTATCAAAAGATTCTGCGTAATCAAATAACTCTCTACTAAATTCATAATTATATTTCAACATCTCATTACAATCTTTCAACATTGTATCTGAAATGGCACCTATATGAAGTATTACATCACAATCTATTACAGCCCTACCTAAACGAGTTGGCCAAAACTGATCCGTTATATAATCCTTTTCTATACAACAAAGTGAAATTATATTATCATATTTTTCAAGCAAAGTTTTATGTACGTTTTTTCCAATAAATCCGTTAAAGCCTGTTAATAATATTCTCATTTTTCGTATAGCTCCTCATAAATTCTTTTCATCCAATAAGCTCTGTCTCTTCCAAGTTCATTTTGTGGAATAGCATTAAACTGATACACCCATCCTGAATTATAGAGATTTGTCAAATCATCCTTCCACCAACAATTTCTTGTCAAATAAAAAAGATTCTTTCTAGCCATATCCATTATACCGAATTCTTTTGGCAATAAATTTAATTCAACTCCAAATTCTTTTCGTAAACAATTCATTATAGATATATCACTGCCAGTAAGTAACACATCATAAGATCTAATAATCTCTTCCTTATTTTTGTCATAGAAATCAAAAACTTTATCAAAAAAATCTTTATGTTTTTTATTAATTATCACAAAACCTGTTTGGAAAAATTCAAAGGTTGGTATACAAAACTCCTTATCAAAAAATAATTTAGAATAACCATTTATAGCCCTATTTACCCATTCATAGTCTCCATCAGTAAGAACGCTACTAAATTTATAATCTGTCATTTCAAAAAAGTTAGGACAGTTGGGATGAACCATTGAATCAGCATCGACACATAAAACTTGATCGTATTCTACATTATTATACTCCAATATATCAAGAACCTTCCACCTTTGCCAAGTTATTAACATTTCTGATTCTGAACAAAGTAAATCAGACATAACATACAATTCACAACTATTCTTATCACACCAATATTTCCAAGATTTAACCCCATACTCATACCCCTGATGTCTATTAGAGTGCCCAATACTAGATTTACCAGTTAAATCTTTTTCTCTCTTTATATAAGGTATAAAAACTATATTTTTCATTTCTTGCCTATATGTGCATCGGTATTTCTGTAAAAATATTTATTATCTCTAGAATCACCATCCATATAATTAAATTTTAAATTGTTCTTCCATGCTATATAATTAAAACTCAATTGGTCTCTCTTACTATTATATTTTATTTCTGTCCACCAATCTTCCATAGTTTCAATACAATCCTTTTCATTATGCCTTCTTAAAATTACCATTCCCGTAATTAATCCATTATTTTGTGGAAATCCAACCATACTATATCTTTCCATTTGTTGTTTTATAGTATTAGGATTGTCTTTGTAATTCAAAATACCTCGTTCAGGTGTAATTTGCATATTTTTTTCTCCTAACTGAAATATAGTTTCTGCCTCTTTATATGCACAATCTCTTGAATCCAATAGATTATTTTTATGACTAAAAAATACAACATTTGCATCACTCAAATACTTTTCAATCAATTCATTAACATCACCCCTTACAGACATATTACCATCTACAAAGATACTATATTCATAATTTTGAAAGTATCTATGTGGCAAAACTTTAAACTTTTTAGCATTTCTATTATTATCAGAATATAAAGGAATTGCATTTTTTTCCGTAAAACATTTCCAATCCCAACCATCAGACAGAATTTGATTTTTAACTTCGTCATATCCACCAAAAATTGATGTATAAACTACACCCTTTGGCATATTATACCTTCATAATCTTTTAATATTTTATTTTGTGTAGTTGGATAAAAAGTACCTTTTGGATGTCCTATTTTTATAAGAACTTTAAAAATTTTAGCTTCTATATATTCATCAATTGCTTTTTTAACTTCAGGAAATAACCCATAATCATCAAAAATAAATATAGCCTCCTTATCAGAACATTCAAATGAATTTTCTATATCACTTTTAACATGAATATAGTCATGTACGCAATCTATAAAAACCATATCAACCATTTCAAAATTCCATTGTTGTTGATAAACATCCATAACAACATATTCGACATTATCTCTATTAACTAATTGTTTAGATTGTTCATGTCTTTCAGGCAAATTATCAATAGCAATAACCTTACCAAACAAATTACTTAAAACTTTAGTACTGTGGCCGAGAGAAGAACCAACTTCTAATACCTTCATATTTCTATAAGCCTCTGTATCAAAGAAGTCTATAAAATCAGCTTTAAACTTTAAACTTGTTGTAGTTTTAGATTCTGTTTTATCTGGCAAACCTTCTAACATTTTTCTCTTTATATCATCAGTAAAATAATTTTCTCCTCTAACAAAGTTATGAGCCATTGGAAATTGTCTTTGTGTTGTATAAACATCTGAATATCTCGTTATCATTTGAGTTGTTCCACATTGACTGCCAACATTATATTTCGCTTTCGACTTAATATACAATTGAATCCTAATTGACATATGTCTCATATCTAAAGCTTTATCAATCCAATTAAATGAAGTTTGTTCTATAGGTTTTTCAATCCAATAAAAATGTTTTAATGTTGGATCAATAATATCACATATTATCTTATCCATAGTATAATCATATCTATCTGAAATAAGTAGAGCACCATACTCACCGTCTGTATACCTATTTATAATTCTATCACCTAACTCCTTTTCTTCATCACTGAAATATATTTCAGGAGTAGAATCTTTATACTCCCCTTCTTCAAATTGCCAAAACTTTAACATTTGTTCTAAAAGTGGAACATCAGGATTAGATTTATCATAGATTCTATAATGATCATGAAAAACTTCTCCATCAATCTCATCTACGAAATCATTTACATATGGATTATTATCAAAAACATTATTTACATTTTGATACGGGTTAGACCAACTAGACCATTGATTAGTATTACCAAATAATTTATTTAACAACTTTGCTGATGGTACATAAACTTCACAGTTTGGATATTTCTGTTTTAAAAGTCTCGGCATAGCTGACATTATACCCCAATCGCCTATACCATGACAAGTTCTCATAACAGTAAAACCTTGATTATCAAGATATTCATCTGGTATTCTAAGACCCTTAGATATATCGAATCCTAAATTTTCAACTTCGCCTGTATTGTAAAGATTATTATCTAAAACCCTTAAAAATAACATCACCCCCTCCGCAATAAATCTTTACTAAAGTTGTCCATATAAAATTTATTTTGCTGTTCTTGCTTTTCCTTTGTTTTAGGATGATAAAGACTCATCTCTTCATGAGGTGGCAAATGAGCATAAGTTTTACAACCATCTATAAACTCATGTAAGGGTCTTACCCACCTTATATTTTCATCATTACGAAATACACGTGCTTGATAATCTGGATAATTTACCCAACCTTTTTCATCAATTCTCCAACCCCATCTCTGTACGTCCTCGTCTGTAAATCCTTCAACTACATTTACTCTTGGTATCCAAATTAAATCCACATCATTTACTTCCAAGATTGTCTTTAAATTGAGTAACAAATTTTCATGTGGATATTCATCTGCATCTATATGAAATATATAATCTCCAATAGAATTTTCTATAACCGAATTTTTTTGAGCCGCAAAATCTTTATTAAGTTTTCTTTGATATATTTTCATTGGTTTATAAGGACCTTCTGAATGTCCGTATTGAGCAAGCCAACTATCCAATACAAACCTTACACCATCATCTTCACCATCAACACAAATAACTATTTCATCTTCCTCATCTGTTTTGTGAATTAACATATCTAATAACCTACTTAGTTCATCATCCTCATTGTGGACTGTGATACCATAACTAATTTTCATTTAGCAGCCTCTTTAAGTATTCTCCTCGGTATACTTTTTAAATCATCTAACATAACAATTGGTGACTCTCTCCTCATTTTTTTATAGTCGTAAGTTCGATATAAATCGTTTTTGTCAGAAACTAATAACTTCACAGTACTGGCTAATTTTCTTCTTTTTGGATCTAATTTTCTACCATCAAAACTAACTTTGTATATTTCATTGTCTTCATCTACTAACACTAATCTACCCAACTGTTTCAAAACTGTAACCATATTTGGTAAAGCCCTTTTTTCTTGAGTTTCCAATTGTAACCCACTCATGAGTTCAACTTTAGAATTGTCTACCTTTGTAATACTATATTTTGGACTTATAACTAAAACTGTTCTTTTCTTCTTATTATATTTAAACGATATAATATCCCCACTAGTAACTTCATTCCAACTATAACGTAATTTAGCCATTGTCTTTTATAATCCCCATAGCTATACAAGCATCAGTAAACTCAAACTGTCCAAACTTTTCAGCACTTTCTACTGCTAATCTTCTTTCATGATCTTCATAATCACCTTGCTCATCTTTTGGAATATCCACAACTTTAGCATAATACCAATACCAATCAGTTAGCACACCATCGGGATATATAATTCCCTTTTCTCCCATGTTTACTACAGATGGAAACCAAACAAGACCTCTGTCATCATCTATAACTTTCAAATCATTCATAAGTTGAGTATTATTTTCAGTTGACTTTTCTAAATGTTCACTATCTAAAGCAAAATGAGAATTTGTTGTCATACCACATTGAAAACACATATATGATTCAAATGGGTTACCATCTACTTCCGTTTTTTCTACAAAACAGTTATCATGTAATCCCCGACAAAGTGGACACTGTGTTTTTTGTTCCATATTAAACCTTCTTTAACTTAGGTAAATTTATTTTTTTAGATTTATCACTGCCTACTTTTTTAAGTTTTGGTAATTTTAAATTTACTGCTTGTGGCTGCTCTTCAAATTTAGGTAAATAACTATCTAATATTTTTTCAAAAATTTGTGTCATTTTATTCATAGAAAAATTTGCTCTGTTAAATATACCTAATTTCTTAGAACCCAAAGAATACTTTCTATATTTTTTATATATATCAACCATTACTTGAGAAGCATATTGATAATTTATAGTAAACCAATGTGCTTCATCAACATACATTTCTTCAGGAAAAGATGATTTTGATACTTTTGTCATAGTGCCAGGCAAAAGAACTGCATTATTTTTATTTAAAAAATCTTTATGTCCACTCCAATCAGAAGCAATAATAGGTTTTTCAGATAAACTAGCCTCCAATAACGGTCTTCCAAACCCCTCTCCATGAGTAAAAGTAATATGTACTTTCACTTTAGGATGATTATATAACTCATTCATCTCTTCATCTGTCATATCACCATGTAAAAAATAAATATTTGGAAGTTTGCCACTAACAGTCGTTTTTATATCTTCTATCTTCTCTTTTATCTCATTCCTATCAATAATAGAAAAAGTAGCACCGCTAGTTTTCATTAAAAGAGCTACTGAATTTGATTTATTTTTAAATGTTTCCAAAAAAGTTTTTACCAACATACCCGCATCTTTTCTATCATCCCCTAAACCACCTTGTAGCCAGTGACCAGAATAAAGAAATAAAAATTTTTCTGGTATTTTATCCATCTCATCAACAAATTCTTTAGAAAAGTTTTTTGTCTTCTTATAAATTTCTGTATCAGCACCTTCAAAAAGAACTTCCATTGGTTTTTGTAATTTTACCTCTCCAACTTTTTGTTCTGTATTTTCATCCATTTTTTCATATGTAACAGATTCAAATATCTGTTTTACAAATTTAGATGGAACTATATTCATATCCATTCTATTAAGACCTTCAATCCATTCAGGTTTTGGAGCAGTATTTTCAATACCAGCAGTAATTCCAATATTATACTTAGCCAAAGGAGAAAATTCATTTGGTACACTGATTTGTATATGTACATCGGGTTGTTTTGGAAGATTATTTTCTTTTAAAATTCTATCCAAAATTATTTTATCTTTTGGATTTTTTTCATTCAAAGCATTCATTGGAGTATTACCCCATCTTAAAGAATTTATATGAATATCAAATTTATCCATATTAACAAGTGCTCTAACTAAATCTCTACTATGAGAACCATATCCACTTCGTGTAGCAACTGGTCCTGTAATTAACATTAACGGTCTCATTCTATCCTCTATGCTTTAAATATTGTATAACGTTTTCGTGGCATCCACTTTTCAAAAGCAGTATCCATATGATCTATAAAGTTTTGACACATAGCTTTAGCAGACATCATAGCTTCATCTCCCATTACAAATTCATGACCTTTCATACCACATTCCTTACGTTTCTCTGATCCCATATCATACCACTCTTTAAGAGCATCAGCAAAATCTTCAAATTTAGGTCTGTCATCAAAAATATATGGAGTTGGTATTGAACCTTGTAAACTTCTATTAGAAGGCCAAACTGGTTTTACCCATTCACCCCAAGTTAAATCTTCATTATCTTTCCACTTCTTTGCTTCGTGTAATGAATGTATCCAACTATAATCATCAACAGTAAGAAATTTACCTTTATATTCAAATCCACATTGATCTTGCATACCACCGGTAACATTTACTGATATCGGTGTCGCACACATTAATGATTCACAAGTGCCAAGACCAAACCCCTCATTAGATGCCATATTAATTGTTACATCAGCTATATTGTAAAAAAAACACAATTCTCTATCTTCTAATTTTTTGTGTGAAAATATAACATCATAATCTGGACAACAATTTCTTACAACCTCTGGCAAATCTGTACCGTTTTCATCACGCGGTTGAGTGTGCATTATAAGAGCACACTTATCGGCCTTCTCTTTAGGTAACATATCACAAAATGTTTTATATGCCATTATAACATCCCCAGGTAACTTACGGCGAATATTTCTGTTATTCCAAAATACTATAAAATCATAATTCTTACCTTCAGTCATATTTCTTTTAAAATTTAATAAATCTCCCCATTCTTTAACATCAAGTTCATTAATGGGATAATAGTTTTCTTCATTAATACCGTGTGGAATATAAGTATTATCCCAATCATTAGTTGGTCTAATCCTGCGAACATTATTAACAATATTAACAGTTTGTTTAGATATATTCATAATCAAATCACAAGACTCATAAAATGGTTCATTCCACATTGGATAAGGTAAATCATCCCATATATTATAATAAAATATAGGTATGTTTTGTCTAAGCTCATGTTCCATCTGATATAAAAATCCCCAAAATCGAGGATCTGTATAATGAAGAATTGCATCCACTCCCATTTCCATATTAATTACAGCTCTTAATAAATCAGTATTACCATAACCACTTATAGGATAAATTTTAAGATAAGCATCTTTAACTCCAGTTTGCTTCCTCATTGCTTCATTCATATCTACAATTTTACCATCATCAGGATGTCTAATAGCACCACCAATTTGTACCCAATCGTAATGTTGTAACGTACCCAATACAAATTCACGAGACATAGTTCCTACTCCAGATGACATTCTTAGATCATCCGACATTAATAAAATTTTCTTTTTATTCATTTAACAATTTCTTTGACCCTTCTTCTTTTGGTTCATACTTTTTTAGATGTACTTCTATATTTTCTAAACGTTCTTCCATCTTAACTAAAGTATTATGAATTGCATCAAGTATTTTCAAAACTGCAACACTATTTGTCATTATAATCTACTCCCACTTGGTTTTAAATTTTTCCATTCATGAATTTGTGTTTTAAATTTATTATCTAATAAATATAAATCCATTGAACGATTTACCAATTTTTGTAATGTAAAGTTATCATCTAAATTAGATACTTTGAATTTTTTATATAAATTATCCAATAACTTTACAGATGTCAATTTTAACATAACATTTTATCTCCAATATATATGTATATAAATATAAAACTAATTTATTATAACATATTTTTTATCTTTTTTCTCAGCTTCTTTTAAAGCACTATTAGTTCCTTTAGACGTAATTCCTTTTGGTACAAAGGCAACTACTGCATCTGAATATTCTGCTATTTGTTTATTTCTAGTATGATAATGCCAAACAGCATATGGTTTACCATAATTATAACTTTCTAAAATGCAATGTTGATTATATTGATAATGAGCGGGCGGAAATTCTGAATACTTGGTGTCAAACTCCAAAGCATACTTTTTAGCATATCCATCAGCACCCTGTTTTTGTCCGCCGCTTACAATCTCTAATTCATCACCATATTTATCTTTTAGTTTAAAAATAAACTCTTGTATTCGCCTTTTATTTGTATATTTCCTACTTCCTACTATTGCTACTTTCATAATCGTTCCTCTTTTGCCTTTTAGGTGGTTTATCTGATGTACAAAATTTAGCACATCTATGAAATTCATCTAAACCCTTTAATATTTGTACTTCACTATTATAAATATATTCAAATCTAACTCTATCCAATTTTCCAGCGTTATCATTATCAACAATATTAAACCACACAAAATCACCTGGTTTTAAATTATTACCAACTCTTATATTAGTTTTAAAATGTAAACTAGACTCATACTCTAATAAAAACTTCTTTAAATCCTTTGTAGAAACAGTACCATCTTTGTACCACAAACGTAAATAAAAAACTATTGAATCAGCACTAATTACTGATAATTTATCTATAACATCTTTTTCATATGGCTTATTTAAAAAATGGAATAAATTCATTCTAACATTTACTTTCATCATTATTTAACTCCCGCATCACAATACTCTGTCTGATTAAAATCGCAAAATCTACAGTTCTTTTTAGATGCTTCCTTCTTATAAATATATTCAGTATTATATTCTCCATCAGAATTAAAACATTCTGTCATAAACTCATCTAATCTTTTGACTACCTGATTAATTGATGGTTTTCCATTTGCAGGCACAAACTTTTGAACTCTCTTCTGTGGATAATCTGTATTCTCCCACAATTTTCTTTTAACTATAAAAAACTCTACTTCAATTTTTTCTATGGGGTGGTTATATTGTTTAGCATAAAATTGCTTATATAGTAGTAACTGATCACTTTTTAATTTATCAGCCTTCATATATTTATTCCAACCCATAGTAGAAGTCTTTATATCATATATCTTGATTACATTTCTAACTGTATCTTTGATAACAACATCCAAATATCCAACAAACTTTATATTATTTGGCATATTATAATCAAGAGGAACTTCTATACCAACCAACTCATAACCTTTCTTACTAAAATATTGAGCTCTCTTCTTTCGTAAAAAATTAAGTATCTCTACTCCTTGTGTATAAAACTCAACCATATCTCTCTCGGTACAAAACTCCTCTCCACCATTTTCTTTAAGAGCTTCCTCAAAATTCCGTTTCATTCTAGTTCGTAACATATCTTCTAATGGAAGTTGTTCTGCTAACTTAGCAGTATCATTATACATTACAGTTAAAAATGCCTGAATGACTTCATGCATAGATTTACCAAAGAGAGTATAAATACTTTCTTTGAACTCTCTCTTACCATCTATATATGCAGTCTTCCATCGGTGTGGACATTGTGCCCACATTGAATATTGACTGTAGGATATATTTTTCACTTGCCCCACTTACCATTCTTTACAATCGTTGCCATAATTCCATAATTAGATACATCAAGAAATGCATCTTCTATTGGTTCACCATTTACTGCTGCTTCCTTACCACCCATCAATAAGGTTTTCAATCTTTGAATTTTATCATTCATTCTAAACCATAACCCCGTTAGTGATAATTTAACTTCTTCAGGTGTTTGTAATTGTGTACCAACTGAAATATTACCTGGACCATAATCATGTTGTTTATACAAAAATAATTCATATTGTTCTCGTTGTAATCTACGAAACTCTGCAGTCATCTGGGGCCAATCTTCTTCCATTTGTTGAGTAATAGATTTTACTTTAGTAGATTCATAATCTACTTTTGTTTTTGATTCTTTTATTGCTTTCTTCATTTTAGTCTCTTTATTTGTCTTTTAATTTTTTTATTAAGATAGTATACATAAATATATTTAGGTTTTCTGTTCTTAAAAAATATATTTTTATCCCCAGCATTATATCTTCTTTTTAATTCTCTACCATATGGTCTTTTATCTTGATTTAAAGACCTAGTGTGATATTCTTTACCATCCACCATCAACACTCTTGCAGGAGATGTTTCTCCTAAATACTCAAAATTTGTAGCTTTATATATTATTCCTGTATGACCATAATGTTGATCAGCAAATGAAACCACAACCTCTACATCAGTATTTTGTTTTAACCACCTCAAAGTTTTTCCAATGAAATAGCTTTCTGTATTCTTTGGCGTATCATCTATACAAACTAATCTCCTTAACTCCGTACACCTATCAGGATTAATTGGATTATATTTTTTAGCAGTATGCGGCATTGATGGCATAGCATATAACATAGCACCTATCATTTTGGGTAATCCAAAATTACCCTCTGTATATAAACCGAAATGGTGGTAAGATTGAATGCCATTTATATTGTGTGAATAATGATATTTCTCTATAAAACTGGTAACTGCTTTCCGGTTTATGTACTCAACTGTGAAGTTGGTTACACTCATAAGCCAATCTTACGAATCTCCTCAACTGTTCTACCATACTTTATTAAAATATCAGTAAGTTCAGCTTGACCCCCATGTGATAACTCATACATGTCTACAGCATCTGATGCTTCACGCAAACTAATCTGTAAATGTTTAGCTACTATTTCATAAACCCATTTTGGATACTTCATCTCTTTATCTCCTTTAATATATTTTAACCATTGTCTTTTCTTTGGTAAAATATCTGTATAAACTTTATATAATTCTTTTGGTTTTAATGGATATTTCTGTACTTCATTTACAAGTTCTATCCACTCCATTTTCATTGAAAGAAAACGATTAACCATATAATTTGACCACGACTTTTTATCTTCATCTGAAATATCATCCCAATAATTAGAACGCTGTTGAGATGTTATAGCATTTATATGATCAAATAAATTCTTCCTTTTAATCTTCGCCATCTTGCTTAAACTTATCTGGCACTTTCCCACAATTACCACAACTGTATACCTGAATTGGTATTAGTGCTTCTTGACCCGTAGGTGAAACTATTGGTGAAAGTCTTTTTATAAAAAATGCTGAGATAAAAACAGAATTGTTACAATCCTCACATTTCATAGTTTCAGCATCTTTCAAATCTACTTGTATTTGAGTTTGTTCTTTTGGTAACGGTTTTCTTGGTTTCATATTCATCTTATTACTCCTATATAATATCGTCTACTAACCCATACTCTAAACATACTTTCGCATTCCACATCAAATCATGTTTCAATATTTCATCTATTTTTTTCATTGGAACTTTTGTGTATTCTTTATATACACTTTTAATTGTTTCCATCATTAGATCAAGATTCTGTTTTTCATCTTCAAACTCTGAATACTTTCCCCAAAAATTTGAAGATAATTGATGAATTAACATATAAGAATTTCTACTCATATATCTTTTATTACCTACTACTGAAAGAAATGTTGCCGCACTCGCACAGAATCCATCTACATATGTTTCAACTGGAACTTTACATCTCAATATTGTATCCATAGATGAAATACCTGCGGTGATTGATCCACCTCCTGAATTTATCAATACTTTAAGTATGGGTGGGTTTATATCTAAATTATTTCCAAGAGTCAAACTTTTAGATTCTAACTCACCTATCTTTTTATTCAATTCTGCTGCACTTTCTCTATTTACATTAGCATAATAATAAATTTTATTTTCATGAACTGCTATATGTTTCTCAGTCACCGCATTCTGTGCATTTTTCTTTTCAGGGGCTTTCTTTACACCCCAATACTTTTCATCTATCATTTTATGACTCCTAATAATTCTATTAACATAGCCATAGAATTAATCTCTTTATCAACCACCTGAGCATCTGACAATTGATACTTAGCTATAGTTAAAATACTTTCTGCTACATGTCCTTTACCATAACTATCAACTTCATCATAGAGTAAACGAAACAAATCAGCAAAGTCTGATATCTTATTATCAGCTAACATCTTTCTAATAGTAACAAAAGCATCTTTTTTACTTTGTGTCTTTAACACATTTACTAACTGAGAACAAAACACATTTATATTTAAATCAATAGCAACCAAATTATCTTGTTCAATCGATAACTTACCATCAACTACCTGCCGTTGAGCAAAATTAATAATCCTACGAATATCAGGATACCCACCATTAACTAACGTAGCTACATCATCAATCTGAAAATCTACTCCCTCTTCATGCAGTATGTCATATAAATGTGATGCGACTTCCTTTCTTGATGGTGGAACTATTTGAAATGGTTGACAACGACTTTGTATTGGATCAACAATTCTCTCTACATAGTTACAAGTCAATATAAACCTAGTGTGTTTAGAAAAAGTCTCCATAAGGTTGCGTAAAGCGGCTTGTGCGTTAGGTGTAATGTAATCGCACTCATCCAATATGATAACCTTCATATCTTTAAATCCAATAGTGGAAGCAAAACTGCGAACCTTATTACGAACTGTATCTACGCTATTCTCATCAGAAGCATTAATATACAGATGATCACATTCTATATTATTAACCAATAACTTTGCAAGAGTGGTCTTACCCGTACCAGCCCTTCCATAAAAAAGAAGATGTGGTAAGTCTCCACTCTCAAGGTATCTAGATACTTTACTTTTTAGATGCTCATTTCCAATATAAGTATCTAACGTCATAGGGCGGTACTTTTCAACCCATAAAGTGTGTTCTAATTTTTCCATTTATCGTTATCTACCTCTATTTTTCTAATTTCAATATCATGTTTATAGTTTTTAGGATACTTCATTTCAGGATGTTTCATAACACTGCGAAATTTCCTAATCTCTTTTTTATTACCCAAAAAGTAGATGTATCTATGTTTGCTAGCTTCTTTCTTTAACCAAAATGTATGACCAATCTGTTTCGGCAACTTTTTAGGGTCAGCTGAACCAAATTTAGAATATACACTTCTACTGTGCATCCATTCCCCATTCTCTGACAATCTCAAAGAATAAGTAGGCGCCAATTGAAAATCTCCACATCCTTGATATATCCAATTTGTTGCTTGATAAATAGCTCCATCATGATTTTGTTCAGGATCAGCATACGATACCAAAACCTTTATTTTTGGAGCGTTTTCCTTTAACCATTTAAACGATAATGATATTGCCAATGATTCTATATTTTTTCCATAACCATCATATATAAACAATCTAGTTAACTCTAAAAGGTTCTTAGTTTTTAAAATATCTTCTGAAAAAATAGAACCTAAAACTCTTCTCCCGACAGGAAATCCATAACAAGCAACACCTATCAACTTCTCTTCAGGTTCCACAAAGAATTTATGCTCATCATCAGTTTGATAAAAAATTCCAAGCGGATACCTACAAGAAGATAATCTACCACTATAATGATTCTTTTCTATTATTTCCCTAGCCAATGGTTTATAGATTGGTCTAATAGAAACTCTAGACTTATCTACATACGATTCCATCTATACATCTTGTTCAGCAACAAGATAGTAAGTAGCATCATACTCATCAATCTTAAAATTGATACGGGCCAAACCTTGTGAACTTACTTCCAATGTAGCACTTTCACATTCTTTATTAGCTACCAACACATCTCTAAATAAATTAGCATTAAAAGATATATTATCAACAACTTCATAGGATTCTGTTTTGACTGGCAAAGTAACACGATTAGTGTTAATTTCAGCATACCCAATCACAACCTTTACACCATCATCATTTGTCAATACTGTAAAGTTATCTGTATCAGCCAAAGCACCTTTACCAGCAACAAATTTAGTCATAAAAGACTTATCAACTTTTATCTTAATCTCAAAATCAGGTACAGATTTTAAATTAGGTGGTGTACCGATAACAGACAAATCTGACAACATATAATTTACATTAGAAGTACTATCAGATATCTTTAAAGATACTACCTTATCTCCTACTTTTGTCAAATTCATAATAATATCATCAGACATAACAGAAAGCAATTTTACTAATTGTTCTGTATTATATACGCCCAACACAGCATCTTCAAATTTCCAATTCTTCATTGTCAATTCACCAAGAAGATTTTTATCACCTGTAATAAAGCGTGTGGAAAGCATATCCCCATCACTTTTAATTACAACCGAAGGACAATTTCCTCCAAGATAATATTTATCAATGAACCTATTTAATGAATGTTTATTCATATAACCATTCTCCTTATGTTAAGTGGTATATACATATATATCTACCACTGTTTCTAAAATCAAAAAAATCTTTCTATGGATGTATTTTTATTTACTGGCTCATCCCATTTCAATGTTTCATAAAACATCATGATTTTTTTCTTAAGCATTTGAGCATACATCTTTTTATAATCTATATACTTCTTAATAAATTCTATTATTTGAGGTGGATCTTCATATCCCTTATAACCACAAGACTCTAAACCCAACTCATTTTGTCTTAAATAAACCCACTTAATTTTTTCCGATGAAGTAATCTGTTCATACTTTCTACTTAAACCGAAGTAATCAATCAAATCGTTGTATGTTATAGAAGCTTTAACATGTGCTGGTGAACCTTTTGCAAAATTAGTAAACTTACCCACCTTCCCATTAGAATACTTCTTCAAATTTTTCACACCTGTCGGTATAGCAATTCTATCAAAATCCACCAGCTTCATGGACTCTTTAAAATTTATAATTCTTTCATCTATCTTATCCTTTGGTACAGTAGCTAGTATATCTTCTAATACACTTTTTAATAATTCACCCATAGCTTTAGGAAAATTACTACGAACCAAGTCCAGACCCTTAACATGCAATTTATTTACCTTAACCCCATTGTCATTTATAATCTTCAAACCATACCGTTTCTTCACAATGAATAAACCAGACTTAGCTATCAACTCCTGCTTTATCTCAAACCTATGTTTATCTAAATTTAAGAACTTCTTAGCAAAGTAATCATAAGACTTATTTAGAAACACCTGCATCTCATCAGCTACATCTAATATTACTTTACTCATCATTGTCTCAGTAAATGTTGTATTTGGAAATCGTTTTTCAATTAATGGAAGAGCTGAATAAAAAACCGAATCTGTATCTATGTAAATACAATAATCTTTATCATCACCAAGCTGTTTATTATAAAAATAATTTCCCATTTTCTTAGTAAACTTAATCAATTCTTGACCTGTAAGTGTGGTAGCCTCAGCATTATCCAAATCATAAAACCTAAATACTGGCAAACCCAATACACCATAGAGAGAATTTAGAATAACTTTCTGTGTCAGCTGCCTGCTCTTAAAATATATATACTTATCATTATCTCCAGCATCACCAAACTTCTTCATCAGTTTCCTATACTCTACACGAGTATCAAACCATTTTGCCAATAAAGCTGGAATTAAACCTTGTTTATCACTACGATAGAGAACTCCATTAGAAGATACCGAAACCTCATTCTTATCAAAGAAGTCCTTTAATTCTGTTTCTGTGAGTTTCCCTTTTTCTTTTCCGTTGGATTCAAGAGTATAAGTTTTTGACGTGCCCCTTAAAAACTCCTCAGCATTCCAACCAACAAGTTTTCCAATTTTTGTTTCGGGTGATATATTCAATGACATAATAACAGATGGATACATAGAAGTAATATCTAGATCAAATACCCAATCGTGCTTCCCTCTTTGTGGTGTTTGTACATAAGCACCAGTAAATTTACTTTCTTTTTTAAATCTTGGTGGTTTATTCGGCGCTATCACTCCCAAATTCTTTAAATATACTAATATAGCACCTTCCAAATATCGAGACGAAAAATAAATATCCTCATAAGGTACATGTCCTACGTGACACACACCACGGGCCATATCAATAAAATCTAATTTATCATGCATCTTCTTTACAAGTCTAACGTCATGGATATTATATTCTACAAATTTATTTATATCATTCTCATATAAATCATTAAGTGTTCCGCTATACTTAACCTTATTTTCTCCTAACTCATGTTCAGCAACAGCATCCAATCGATAAGAAGATAACTGCGTATAAGTGAATAATTTATATAATGAAAAGTAATCCAAACAACTAACCCCACCAAACATATATCTCTTACGGTGTTTATTCCATTGAACTTCTTGAATTGGTGATAACATATCAGCAATATTACTACCAAGAACCTTACAAGCTCTATTATATAAATACGGCATGTCAAATACATCTATATTCCAACCTGTAATTATTGTAGGTTTAAACTCTAAATACTTTACAAGGAATCTCTGTAATAATGAATACTCATCTTCAAAACTCTCTATAATACAATTACCTTTTGATTGTAATGTCAACTTCTTTTTCTCATCCAATACAAACGCATAATAAATATCATCATCAGAATTATAAACAGCAATAGATGTTATACGATTATCAGCTTCAGTAGGATTTGGAAATCCTTTGGTAACTTCTACCTCAATATCAATTATCATTATTTTATGGTTAGCTGATAGTTCTTCTGAATCCGCATATTGGTCTACCAACATACGAGTTTCAGGTGAAACATCTGATTCAAAGAGATTAGGCGTATCTATATCAAACTTAAATACTTTTTTAAGTTTGTCACCATACAAAGATACATAAGTGCCAGCTCTACTTTTTACATAAGCATAACGTTTATATGGAATACAATAATAACCCTTTTTATCATCCCATATATGAACTCTATTTTTACGACTCTCATAATAAATATTTTGATACAAAATAACCTCTTTACTATAAATATCTCTATTTTTTAGAAAAGTGGGGGATATATTTCAATCCCCCGAACTTAACTTTTAGAAACTAACTGCAATACCAACATTGAAATATCTTGGTGTTCCAAGAAATACTTCTGCGTTGTTAGCTGCGTGAACTTTATCCCCGTAACTGTTGTATTGACTGTGATCTACTGCATCTTGAACATATGTTGCGTCTGTCGCATTAAACACATGAGCGAATGCGGTTAAATCATACCCACCAATAGAAGGTAAAGCATATGAAGCATGGAGATCCACTTTGGAATATCCAGGTGCTTGCCATACTTGTTCTCTGTCTGCATCTGCGTCTGAACCATCGTACTCTCTTGCGCCAGGACTCCAATCAGAATAATTATCATCATACTGATTGTATACTGCCTGTAATTTAAGACCACTTATCGGAGTAAGTGTACCAACAAGAGCGAATGAAGTTTGAGGCATATCACCGACAAACAAACCATCAAGTGCGTAAGAATACGGAGTGGTCGTTTGTCCAATGACTTGACCATCTTCGTTAAACTCATCTTCTTGATAATTTCCATCTGCATCACCATTAAACTTCCAACTTCCAAGACTTACTATAGCATCTAACCTAAGTAAATCAAGTACTTGTGTGGAAGCTTCAACTTCAACACCTTGGTGTTTCTGATTTATCCCCGAAAGGAAAATAACATCAGTATCACCACTTGAACCTTGTCCGCTTGTTACAGATTTGGTAAGGTTTCTATCTTGCCAATCTGTACTATAAGCACTAACTTTAACTGCTACTTTATCTACACTAAAATTAACACCAGCTTCTGAACTGATGAATCTTTCGTTTGCAGGATCTGAAGCAACTGTACCATCAAAGTAAATCACATTATCCATAATAGGTGGCTTTTCAACAATCCCGAAGTTACCGAAAACACTAATGTTATCAGCAACATCATACATTGCTCCACCTTTCCATTGTAAAGTAGAAATAGGATCAGCTGTGATCTTTTCATCTGCTACAGTAAAATGGTCTTGGTATGAATATGCAATTTTAGATAATCCTACCATTCCATAAGCAGAAAGTGGACCTGAAGCATAAGCTCCTTGAACAAATCCGCCTAACCAATCAACGGTAGTTTCATTGTGATAAGCGATTATATCACCTAACTCAACTCTTTTACCATCGGCTGCGTTATCATCAGCATAATCCATATAGTAATCACCGCCCATTAGATCACGGACTTCACGTGCATGTTCTATACCAGCAGTTCTCCAATCTAAACCAACTTGTAATTTAAGTTCATCACTCAAATCATAATTCAATTTAGAAATAAAACCAAGTGTATTCTGACGATTAATACTATTCCTCAAAATACCAACTGATTGGTTATTTCCATCACCATGTGTTCTTGTGATAACTCTTTTGTCTACATAGACTGTATCATCATCACCCGAATTCATAGCTATAAGAGCATTCCAATCACGAGTCCAGGGACTACGACCATAATAAAATTTATAGTCATCATCACCTAAGTTACCATCAGCATCCATTGTAGGGATTCTACCATAAGTACCTGTACCACCACCTGAACCACCACTCCAATACAATACTGAACTCAGTCTCATATCATCGCTAATGGTTAAGAAATGGTTAAGGTTTACCAATGGTTTATGAAAGAAGTTTTCTCTTTCATTAAGGTAATTAGGATCGTGTCTAGCAACCGTTTTTGCACCATACATATACCAGTATTGTTTACCTGTATATGATGGATCAACTGGTGACCAGTTTTGGTTGAACTTATGTCCTACATCTACAAACTGACCATCTTCACCAAGTGCTTCAGTATCATACCCATCTACACTCTCAGCAAATTCGGCATCGTATGCACCGATATTCTGTTTGTATAAATTCTGACCATGACGCTGTGGAGCACCAATTGCGTATAATTCAAATCGGTTATCCTTATTCAGTGCGTAACTTGCACCAAAGTAATATGCCCATGCATCCGTCCATGTTTTGTCAATGACACCATCACCTGTTTTTCTTACAATAGTACCACTCAAGGCAAATTTATCACCTATCATACCACTATTGTAGTTTACAGTGGATTTTATGAATCCACCTGCCCCAACTTCTTGTTTAATCTTACCGCCTTTTTCATGACGAGTAGGATCAGTTATGATGTTCATAGTTCCACCAATGGAAGGAGTAGCTAAGTTAACAGCACTTAAACCGCGCTGCATCTGAATGGAATGTGCAGCGTCTGCTACACCATCCCAGTTAGACCAATAGACCCAACCGTTTTCCATATCGTTTTGTGGGACTCCGTTAATCATAACGGCTACATTTCGTTGGTTAAACCCACGAACATTGATACGAGCATCACCCGCACCACCACCTTGTTGCGTTGCATACACACTTGGTGT